TTCAGCTTCTGAGCTGCTGTCCGAGGCATCTTCACTCCAAAAGTGAGAACAATTCAAACAGCAACCACAATGGAACTTCTTTGAGATAAGGTGAAAGTTATTGCAATTCTGGCAGGCAGGCAGGAAATTGAGAAGAATATAAGGGACACGACAGAACCTGCAAGTACAAGTTCCAAGACCAATCAACGAGCCTGATTGCTCACAGCGACCAGGCATACAATGAAAACAATCACAATCCAAGAACGTAGAGTACGGAAAGCGAGAGCTCTTCAAGCACATAAAGCAGTGACAGCAGGATCAAAGTCAATAGATGGACGACTTAAAACGGTGCGAAAGTCCTTCGGCATGCCACCGCTCTCTAGTCCTCCATACAAAGCTTCGATCCACGCATCACTTCTCCACATGTCAGAGATCTTTGCGGCAGAGATATCATTAATCTCGCCAACAAACTTCTGCTTATGGCACGAGTTCAAGTGGTCAATATACCCAGAAATAAAATTTCGACACTTCTCATTCGCATAGGACTCAATGCGCAATGCATTTGCTCGCAAATAATGCCAGCGAACATCATCAACGCTAGAGCCCCACATCAAACTACTGAGGATCTTTTTCTCATCAGGGCATGGTAGCCACAACCTCATACCATCATCATACAAAAACTTGTTGGACAAAAAATCAACCTCAGCAACTGAACGCGGCTCCCAGACATCAGACTTAGTCTTAATCCCCAAAGAGGTCCACACGCGAGCAACGCTCTGCGCATTGAACCAGGATACAACTTCATCCGAAACACTAAAAGTGTTATCATCACCATACAAAGCAGCCTCCACATGCTCCATGAAGGCGCTATAGGTTAGATATTTGTCTTGAAGCTCCTCACTCAGCTTGCACTCAACAATCCAAGCATAAGCAAAAACACGAAAGAGGATCATAGTATTATCATTCACGGTGTTACTAGAACCAGACGGACCACCAGTATGCTTCTGCAGCAGATCACCATTGTCCATCACCATTACACTATGAATGAGAGCTGAATAGAGATTTACCAATCTCAACCAATTCTCTGGAGTTCGATCCCGAATGGGCATAAAACTCCACCGAATATCACGCTGGCCAAGCAGGGCCTTGACAAACATACTTGCATCCCAGTCACTTTCATCCAATGCAAAAGCATTAGGATGTTTAGACAAGCGCATGTACAGCTTATCCCAGCCCTGCAAATACCGTGTCATTCCAACACAAGACCACAACCTACTATTCGCCTCCTCATACATACCCAAATTCTGAGCTAAGCACAGTCGATTCAACGACACAGAAAACTCAATTGGGCTAGCAGTGAAGGTTCGCAGCCGGTTGTCCATCAACTTATCAAGATGTCGGAGCTCAACTTTCTGGGAAACATTCCAAATGGGGACTATAACATCCTCACCAGCAATCATTTCCCAATAGTCATCAATAACTCCAGACATCCTTCCATCGGCCAACAGATCAGTCTTATTGCTATAAGATAAATTCCACGGAAAGCCAGGTGAAGTGGTTTTATCCATCTCAACCAACACATCCTCACGACTCATAACACCCTTTCCACTCATTGCACACATAAAGTGGCGCTTAGTCCATTCACCAGCAAGTTCCCACGCATCATCGTCAACACTAGGTTGACAACGGTCGTATTTGCTTGCCGATTTAAAACCAGCATTCATGTTCATGTACGTCATACGATAATCATTGGGCATCGGATGTCCGATCTTCTGACAATAATCATGCAGTGAAGTATTAAATATCTCACGGCTCTTCATCGCAGATGATCGTTTAACTTTTCCCAAATAATCAACGCTACCGTTCACAAACCACTTTTTGTACAACTCAGACTCCCCCTTCATGTCACCATCAACAAAGATCGGCTTGTCGGTATAACGAGCATACCAACGACGCCAAGCTTCTATTGACGGGACGGGGGGGTCCGAAAATCCTGACCACGATCGGTG